TTATTCCAAAGTGCTGTAAAAAGTTGCAGTCAAGGTGGTGTAAGAGGCGGAGCGGCAACACTATATTACCCTATTTGGCATTTAGAAGTTGAAGACTTACTAGTATTAAAGAACAATAAAGGTACAGAAGATAACCGTGTAAGGCACATGGACTACGGTGTACAGTTTAACAAATTAATGTACGAAAGACTTATTAGTGGTGGCAATATTACATTGTTCTCACCTAAAGATGTTCCTGGTTTATACGATTCATTCTTTACCGACCAAGATAAATTTAAAGAATTATATGAAGCGGCAGAACGTAAAACAAGTATTAGGAAAAAGTCTATTCCTGCCATTGAATTGTTTTCTGCGTTTGTTCAAGAGCGTAAAGATACAGGAAGAATTTACTTAATGAATGTTGACCATGCTAATACACATGGAGCATTTATAGAAGACGTAGCACCAATTAGACAAAGTAATTTATGTTGTGAAATTAATTTACCGACTAAACCGCTTTCGCATATCAATGATGAAGAAGGTGAAATAAGTTTGTGTACATTAAGTGCGGTAAATTGGGGTGTTATCAAAGACTTTGAAGAAATGAATAAAGTTTGTAAGTTAGCAGTTAGAGGGTTAGATGAGTTATTAGACTATCAACAGTATCCTGTGTTAGCGGCTGAACTCAGCACAATGAACAGACGCCCACTTGGTATAGGTATTATTAACTTTGCTTATTGGATGGTTAAACACGACATGACATATCAAGAGCCTAACTTAGAATTAATTGATGAGTGGGCAGAAGCATGGAGTTACAGTTTAATCAAAGCCAGTAATAAACTAGCAATGGAAAAAGGTGCTTGTCCTAAGTCAATGGAAACAAAATACGGACACGGTATTACTCCTAACCAAACATACAAAAAAGATTTAGATGAACTAGTTAAACACAAAGAAAGACAGAATTGGAAAGAACTAAGAAAGAATCTAGTAGAACATGGTATAAGAAACAGTACGTTAATGGCACTTATGCCTGCTGAAACATCAGCACAGATTAGTAATAGCACAAATGGTATTGAACCACCACGTGGATATATCAGTATTAAGCAAAGTAAACATGGTGTGCTAAAACAAGTAGTGCCAGGCTTTCCTTACTACAAAAACAAATACGACTTGTTATGGGATCAAAAGTCTCCTCAAGGATATTTAAAAATAATGGCGGTCTTACAAAAGTACATAGATCAAGGTATTTCGGTAAATACATCGTATAATCCAGAGCACTACGAAGACGAAAAAGTACCAATGAGCGTACTGATTCAGGACCTCCTAATGTTTTATAAGTATGGCGGCAAACAGTTATACTACAATAACACATACGATGGCCAAGGTGAGATTGATATTAACAAAGATGAAAAATTAGAAGATTTGCCAATGGGGGAAATCGATGACGAAGACTGTGAGAGTTGTAAAATATAATGAGCGTACTTAATACTAAATCAAAATATACAGACAAGAGTAAAATGTTTTTATCAGATGACATGGGCATTCAGCGATTTGATGTTCTAAAATATAGACAGTTTGATAAACTTACAGAAAAACAATTAGGTTTCTTTTGGCGACCAGAAGAAGTTGACATCACCAAAGATAGCAAAGACTTTAAGGACTTAACAGACTTTGAGCAACATATTTTTACAAGTAATTTAAAAAGACAAATTCTGTTAGATAGTGTACAAGGACGTTCCCCTAATCTTGCTTTCTTGCCTATAGTAAGTCTACCAGAATTAGAAACCTGGATAGAAACTTGGGCATTTAGTGAAACTATTCACAGCAAGAGTTATACACATATTATCAGAAACGTATATCCTGACCCGAGCAAAGTTTTTGATGAGATGATGAGTGTAAAAGAAATCGTAGACTGTTCCGACAGTATTACGGAATATTATAATTCATTAATCGAATACAACTTATTAAGAGATACAGGCAGTTCTAAGTATAGCGAATACGAACACAAAAAACGTATTTGGATGTGTTTAATGAGCGTAAACATCTTAGAAGGTGTACGTTTTTATGTATCCTTTGCTTGTAGTTGGGCATTTGCTGAACTTAAGAAAATGGAAGGTAATGCCAAAATTATCAAACTAATTGCTAGAGATGAAAACGTTCACTTAGCAAGTACACAACAAATGCTAAAACTTTTACCACGCGAAGACAAAGACTTTGAAAAGATTCGCGAAGAAACGTATGATGAATGTACACAACTATTTTTAGACGCAGTTGAGCAAGAAAAGAAATGGGCAGATTACTTATTCAAAGACGGTAGCATTATTGGACTAAACGCAGAACTGCTCAAACAGTATGTAGAATTTATTGCTGGTAAAAGGATGCACGCCGTAGGACAAGAAAAAATATTCAATACCGGTACAAATCCATTACCATGGACTCAGGCATGGATTACAGGCGGCGAAGTACAAGTAGCACCACAAGAAACTGAAATTAGCAGTTATGTTATTGGTGGTACAAAACAAGACGTAGACAAAGAAACTTTCTCAGGTTTCTCATTATAATATAAATATTCACACACAGAGGAAACACATGTTAATACAAAAACCACACGCCAAAGGCGATATTGTCACAATCAAATTAATCAGCGATACTGAAATCATTACACGTTTTGTTAGTCAAGACGAAAAAGGTATTACATTCGAAAAGCCTATGGCTGTAAGTATTACACCGCAAGGATTAGGATTAATGCCATGGCTATTTAGTGCAGATGCCGCTAAACCAATTACTATTGCTATTGAGCAAGTATATTGTACAATGGATACATTAAAAGATCTTGCTGATCAATATGTTGAAGGCACTACTGGAATCACCTTAGCAAAAGCATAAATACTAGTATGCAAAAAGCCGCAAGAGCAAAAACTACCGATAAAGCAGGTGGAGTTATACAAGAAGGTTCAACCAATGTAACTACTGAAGGACTTCCTGCGGCACGAAAAGGGGATCCTATACAGGCCCATGGCGACTCACCACACAACAAGGTAGTGATAGCAGAAGGTTCGAGCAAAGTAAAAATTAACGGTAAACAAGCGGCTCGTGTCGGTGATGCCGCTACTTGTGGCCACAGCATTTCCGGTGGCGCAAGTAGAGTTAATATTGGATAGCACATTACATAAATTAAACCTTTTACAACCATGCTTCTTAGACAATATGGATTGTTTCAATATGCGAAAACATATTGTTAATACTAATGCTGTATATGGCTCAGGCGCAGTTGGCAGAAGTGACTCAACGTTTCATATAACAACCTCCCCACTTAATGATAAACCAAAAATAGAAAATACAATATCCGATTATGTAAAGAAGCACATGTTTGATATGCTTCAAGAAAATAATTATAATCTATTTTTAAGTGGCGGTATTGACAGTGAAAATATTGCTAACATACTAATAGACTGCGGTATAACATTTACACCAATAATAGTTTCGTATATTCATAAAGGCCAAGTATTAAATGATTATGATATTTCATACGCATATCAATTTTGTAAAAACAATAATATTACGCCAACTGTAATTGATATTGACATCATTGATTTTTTTAATTCTGGTAAATTTAGAAAATATGCGTTTGATTATCAATGTGAAAGTCCACAGTTTGCGCCTATATTACATGCTTTTGAAAAAATAGACGGCAATATTATTTACAGCGGACATCAAAAAATATTTACAAACCTCGTATACAATTCTCGCAAAAATAATACTTCTTTAGCCGAAACAATTGATAATTTCTCTCTGAATGGCGAGATGGAAAATGATGTTAATTTTATGGAAAAGTTTCATTCTTTTTTTGTATTCGATAATATACTTAAAGATCGTAACGATAGTTCTATATCAGATTTTTACAATTATAATACTGACATCAGTTTAACAGCAACTAATAATTTTATTAATAATACAGCAGTAACATATAACGAACTATTAGAATACAACGGCTGGAGGATACAAGACAATACTCTATTATGGCAACAGGAATGGCAAGATTCCGAAGCAGGTATTATAAATACAAGAGAGTTTAAAAATAGATGTATCAAAAAACGACGATACAATTTTAAAGTACAACACTTATACACTCCTAATAATTTATTTGCTCGAGCAAGGCCTAAATATACTGGCTTTGAAGGTATAAAAAAGTTCTATTCAGATAAATATATAGGTAAGGACTTACTGCTACAAGAGTTTGATAAGTACTTTAGAGAAACAATGCAGAGTGTTGTAAATGAATCGCAAAAAGATTCGAGCATGATTGTAAATTATATACTGAGGAAGAAATAAAATGGCAACAAAAAATTATTTTGTATCAATGAAAAATCACAGAATCGACAGCGGTTTTGACGGAAGTACATTTGATCCAGCAGAGCAAAAAGCAGAACTAGTAGGCGCAGGCGGCACAGTAGTTAACGACTATCCGTCTATAGAAGGTGGATTTTACGAGATAACAATAGACGATGCAAGTATCGGAGCAGTTAACGGATTAGCAAATGTCATGGCAACAGAACTAGTTGGCGCAGAAGCAAATGTTGCCACACTTTCAATTAGCGAACCA